GCTGTTGGCCACGTAGGCGTCGTCGCCCATGGCGCGCGTGATGTCGATGACCTCGTGGCCGAGGTCCCGCGGCGGCTGGCCGTCCGCGGCGCCGGCGCCCGGGCCGGGCGCGCGCCCCCCGGGGCCGGCGCCGCGGTCCGCGCCCGCCTGCGCGGCGCGCAGGGCCTGCTCGCGCAGGCGCCGCACCTCCTGCTCGCGCTCGCGCACCTGCTCGCGGAGGCCCCCGTTGTCCGCCTTCAGGCTCTCGATGGTCTTGAAGAGGTTGTTGACGTAGCCCTCGAGCATGCCGTTGATGCTGTTGACCACGGAGGTGCGGAAGGCGTCCTGCACCGGCTGCGCGCCGGCGCCGTGGTGCCCGAAGCCCGGCTGCGACGTGTCCACGCTGTCCAGGATGCGCGCCCCGGTCTCGTCGAGGTACGAGCGCACCGTCTCCGTGATGTCGCCGATGTGGCGCATGCCCTTCATGTTCACGATGAGGCGCACGAGGCGCGCCGCGGCCGAGCCCGCCGGGTCCTCGCCGAGCATCTTCTCCACGGCGCCGGCCGGGTGCCCCTCGGCGGGCTTGCGCCCGACGAGCACCTTCACCGGCGCCGTGTTGAGCAGCTGGCAGAGGCGCGCGTGCTCGCGCAGCGCGTGGCACGCCAGCACCTCGCCGTGCACGCGCTGCGCCGGCGAGTCAAAGAGCAGCTCGCCGTCGCGCCACAGCGGCTGCCAGAGCACCAGGCACTCCCCGCGCTCGCCCGTGAGCGCGTCGCGCGCCAGCACGCGCCGGTGCCGGGGCTCGTAGTAGAGCTGCACGCGGTCGTAGTCCATGATGGTGACGCCGCGCATGGCCTCGGCGAGCTCGGCCACCTCGTCCAGGCCCTGGCCCAGCACGCTGCCGGCGACGCGCAGGTGCCCGGCCAGGTCGTGCTCGTCCACGCAGCGGTCGCGCCGCCGCTTCCCCCCGGGGCGCGCCCGGCGCACCGGGACCACGCCGAGGCACACGATCCAGTCGATGTACTTGGCGAAGCTGGCCGTGCCGTTGGACTCGCTGGCCGAGAAGCAGGCCGCGATGCCGCGCACAAAGTCCAGGAGGGCCATCTGCAGCGTGCGGTACCAGGTGTCGAAGAGGCGCTCGGCCACGGCGGGCGCCTCGTCGCCGAAGCGCCGCGCCAGCGCCTCGGCGCCGAGGCCGCGCGCGCGCAGGTGCGCCATCCAGTCCCGGGCCACGTCCTCGTAGCGCGCCGCGTTGAGCGTGCGCGTGAGCAGCGTGGACTGGATCTGCCGCACGGCGGCCTCGGTGGAGCGCACCGAGTTGTAGATGCCCTGGCCCTCGGTGTAGCCCAGGTTGCCCATGAGGATCTCCTTGAAGACCATGGTGCGCGGCGTGGGGTGGATGAGGATCCGCGAGGGGGCGCCCAACAGGTTATTAGCCTCCTCCGCGGCGCCGCCGGGGCAGAGCCCGTCCGCAGCCGCCGCCGCCGTCGCAGCCGACATGGCCGCCGCCGCAGAGGGTCCGCGCGCCACCAACGCCACCTATCTGAACTTTACGTCCATGCACGGCGTCGAGCCGATCGTGGAGCGCGTCCGGGAGCTCGCCGCGACGCCCGCGGAGGCGCCGCCGCCGCTGGCGTGGTTCAAGTCCCTCGCCGCGGCGGACAACCCGGTGGATATAGAGGCGCTGGAGCTGCCCTTCGCCGCGTACCTGATCAGCGGCAATGCCGGCTCCGGCAAGAGCACGTGCATCCAGACCCTCAACGAGACCATGGACTGCGTCATCACGGGCTCGACGCGCGTCGCCGCCCAGAACGTCTACGCCAAGCTCTCGGCGGCGTACTCGAGCCGCTACGTGAACACCATCTTCCAGGAGTTCGGCTTCCGCGGGAACCACGTGCAGGCGCAGCTCGGGCGCTACAGCTACGCGTGCCCCACGAGCCCGCCGACGGTGCGCGAGCTGCAGAAGCGCGACCTGGTGTACTACTGGGAGGTGCTGCAGGACATCTCGCGGCGCGTGCTCGCGGGGAGCCACGAGGAGTTTGCGCGCCTGCGCGCCCTGGAGCGGCTCACGGGGCGCGCGGCGGAGCACCTGGCCTTCGCGTGCCACGGCTCGCTGCCGGCGTTCGCGCGCAGCAACGTCATCGTGATCGACGAGGCCGGGCTGCTCGGGCGGCACCTGCTCACGGCCGTCGTCTACTGCTGGTGGCTGATCAACGCCGCGTACGACACGACGCAGTACGCGGCGCGCGCGCGCCCCGTGCTCGTCTGCGTGGGCTCGCCCACGCAGACGGACTCGCTCGAGTCGCGCTTCGAGCACGCGCGGCAGCTGTGCCGCGTGCGCGCCAGCGAGAACCTGCTCACGTACCTGATCACCAACCGCGCGCTGCGCGAGTACACGGACCTCTCGCGCAACTGGGCCATCTTCATCAACAACAAGCGCTGCCAGGAGTACGAGTTCGGCGAGCTCATGAAGGCGCTCGAGTACGGCCTCCCGCTGACGGACGAGCACCTGCGCCTCGTCGACAGCTTCGTGGTGCCCGAGGCCTACATCAACAACCCGGCGAACCTGCAGGGCTGGACGCGCCTGTACTCATCGCACCGCGAGGTCAGCGCGTACATGAGCCGCCTGCACGCGCACCTCAAGGTGGCGGGCGACGCGCAGTTTGTGGTCTTCACGCTCCCGGCCTACACCATCGTGCGCACGGCGGCCTTCGACCGGTACCGCGAGGCCACGCAGCAGCCGCACCTGACGCTGGACCGCTGGCTCGCGGCCAACGCCGGCCGCATCACCAACTACTCGCAGAGCCGCGACCAGGACGCCGCGGCGCTGCGCTGCGAGGCGCGCGCGCAGCAGGGCGTCGTGCTCGCCCGCTGCGAGGTCACGTACGTGCTCAACAGCCAGGTGGCCGTCACCACGCGCCTCAAGAAGCTGGTCATCGGCTTCAGCGGCACCTTCGAGGCCTTCGCGGCCGTCCTGCGCGACGACGCCTTCGTCCACGCGCAGGGCGGCAGCGCCGAGTACACGTACCGCTTCCTGTCGAGCCTGCTGTTTAGCGGCATGATCGCCTTCTACAACTTCCTGCAGCGCCCCGGGCTGGCGCCCGAGGCCGTCACGGCGGCCTACCGGCGCCTGGCCGCCGTGACGGCGGCGGCGCTGCGCGTGCCCGAGGAGCACTTTGACTTCTCGGGCGCGGCGGCGCCCGCCGCCCCCGCGGGCCCCGCGGGCCCCGGGGGCCCCGGGGGCCCCGGGGGCGCGCCCGCGTCCGCGCCGGCGGACGACGACGACGACCTCTTTGCGGCGCTCAGCGAGAACATGCTGGACATGCTCTACTGCCACTACGACTTTGCGCGCCCCGAGACCACGAGCGAGGTGTACGCGCAGTTCCTGATGCTCAAGACGCTCTTCGCCGACCGCTACGCGGCGCTCTCCGAGCTCTTCGGGCCCGCGTTCGCGCGCGCGCCCTTCGAGACGCACGTGGACAGCGTCTCGGTGCGCGGGTGCGAGGTGTTTGTGGGGGGGCTGCGCGGCGCGCTGCTCTCGACGGCGCTGCAGACGGACAGCTACACGCTCGTGGGCTACACGCACGCGACGGCGCCGGCCTTCGCCGAGGAGCTGGCGCGGCGCAAGCTGCACGCCGGCACCGCGGAGCTGCTCGCCTCGCTGGACACGCCGCGCGTGGTGCTGCGCGACCAGAGCGGCTTCCTGTCCATCCTCAACGTCAACCTCAGCGACTTTGTCGAGTCGCTGGACGACCTGGAGCTGGACATGGCCACCTACGTCGACTACGGCATCAGCTCCAAGCTGGCCATGACCATCGCGCGGTCGCAGGGCCTGAGCCTGGAGCGGGTGGCCGTGTGCTTCACGCGCGCCAACCTGCGCATGAACAGCGTCTACGTGGCCATGTCCCGCGTGATCTCGTCGCGCTTCCTGCGCATGAACATGAACCCGCTGCGCGAGGAGCCCGAGCGGGACAACGGCATCAGCGAGCATATATTGGCCGCGCTGCGCGACGGCGCGGTGCACATCGTGTACTGACCCGCCGTCCACCCGCCCGAGGGGGCCGAGGGACCGAGGGACCGAGCGAGACCGACCATGACGGCGCTGGTGGCCTACTCGTTTTACGAAATAAAGCTACCCGGCGGCTGGGCGCAGCCGGGCTGTGGGCAGACCGTGTGCGAGTACGAGCGCGGCGTCCGCGTCATGGCCACGGACGGGTGCACGCGCTGCGACGCGCTCGCCCCGGGCCGCGTCACGATCCAGCACGGGCCGGTGCTCACGGTCCTGGCCGTGGACGGGGAGCCGGAGCGGTGCTCGTACGTGTTCGCGCGGACCTGGCCGGCGGCCCCCGAGGGCGCGCTCGTGATGCCCTTCTCGACCTGGAGCTGCGCCGAGCGCTCGCGCCGCCTGCGCGGGCCCGCGGGCGGCCTGCTGGCCACCCTCGTCGCGGAGCGGGCCCTGCACGTCACCATCACCGCGTACCGGCCCGACGTGCTCCGGGACGCCCTGCGCGAGGCCCGCATCCTGGAGTGAGAGGCGGCGAGGGCCGGGCGAGCGGAGGAGGCCGCCGCCATCACCATCGCCGCCACCGTCACCATCCCCATCCCACTCCCATCCCACCCCGACAATAAACGACGACGGCCGCGCGTGCGCGGAAAGAGAGACCGAACCGGTTGTGTCTTTTGTCTGGTCCGTGGGCATCCGCCCTTTATTGATCGCGGTAGCAACAGGAGGCGGGGGGCGCGCGCCGGCCCCGGGACGGGGTCCGGGGGCGCGGGAGGGCGGCCGCCGAGGGGACGGCGGCGTGGGCCGAGGCGTGGACGCTGCGCTGGCGGGGTCTCGGCAGCTGGGGCGTCGGGGCGGCCGTCGCCGAGGCGTTGATGCTCCGTTGCCGGGGCCGCGGCAGCTGGACCGCCGGGGCGGCCGTCGCCGAGGCGTGGACGCTGCCGCGGCGGCGCGGGGGTGCGGCCGCGCACGACTCGGGTCCGTCCGCGGCCGTCGCCGAGGCGTGGACGCTGCCGCGGCGGCGCGGGGCCCGCTGCTGTTGTTGCTGCTGCTGCTGCGGATGCTGAGAGCGGTGGTGGTGCTGCTGCTGGTGGTGGTGGTGGGTAGGCTGGACGACGGTGGCGTAGACGGGGTCCGGCTCGGTCGCGCCGCGCTGGCGCGAGCGCCCGCGGGCGGTGCCCAGGCCGCCGGCGCGCAGGGGCGCCTCCTCGTCGGGGGGGGCGCGCGAGGACCGCGGGGCCCGCGTCTCGCCCCCGCCGGCGGAGACGCGGCGGGAGGCCGCGGCCAGGCGCCGGGCGGCCGTCTCGTTGGCCTGCAGGAACCGGTGGTAGTCATCGACCGTGGCCACGGACGCGCGTCCGAAGGTGCTCATGGCGCCGCAAACACGTTGTCCCGGTGCAGCCGCACCGGCTCGGGGGTGATGAACTCGTGGATGAACACCGGCGCGGCCGGCCGCGTTCGTCCGCTCGTCGGGCGTGCGCGGGGCTCGCGTGGGCGTCGGGCGCGCACCGCGGACCGGAGCTGATCGCGTACGCGCGCCGCGTGGGCTCTGCGGCACAGGATAAACATCTGCAGGCTTTTATGGCCGCGCCCGGGGGCGCCGCGCGGGCCGCGCGCGCCGCGCGCAAACGCGGACGTCTTGGTGCAGGCGACGGGGAGGCCGGCCAGGGCCGCGGCCAGGTCCCGGCGGATCGTGTCCGTCAGCCGCCGGCGCCCGAGCTCGTCCACGGACGCGACCATAAACAGCGTGTCAAACTCCACGTGCTGCGCCTGGCGCGGGCCCGCCGCCGCCGTCGTCGTCGTCGTCGTCCCTTCGTCCCCCCCATCTTCCTCGTCTTCCGTCTCCTCCTTCTCCGTCGCCTTCCCCTCCTCGCCGTCTTCCACGTCCCCCTCTCCGTCTTCGCTCCCGCGCACCCCCTCCCGGGGAGGGGGTGCGCTCTCCGGGGGCGCGTCCGCGTCCTCCGGGCACGGCCCGGGGGACTCGACCTCCTCCACGGCCCATCCCCACTCGCGCAGCACCGCCAGGACCGGCAGCGCGCTGGCCGGGGCGCCGGCGAGCGCGGGCTCCATCATCCGCTCTCCTCCGTCCATCCCACCCCCCTCCCCGCCTCCTCGTCCTCCGCCGGCGGTGTGCGCGCACGCCCGACTCAGTCCACGCTCCAGTCGACGGGGGCCCGGCCCGTCTGGACGAGGTACGCGTTCGCCTCTCCAAAGTGCGGGCAGGTCCTGAAGGGCGTGCGGGCCAGCGGCGACGGGTGGCTGAAGGTGAGCACCTTGTGGCGGCGCGGGTCCGGCGCGCAGGCCTTTTGAGCGTGGGCGCCCCAGAGCATGAACACCAGCTTGGGGCGGGTCTCGCAGAGCCGCTGGACGACGGCGCGCACGAGCCGCGCCCAGCCGAGCGGGGCGTGGGAGCCGGGGACCCCGCGCCGCACGGTCAGCGTCGTGTTCAGCAGCAGCACCCCGCGGCGCGCCCAGGCCTCCAGGCAGCCGTGGGCGGGCGCGGGCAGCGTCGGGTACGTCGCCCGGACCGCCGCGAAGATGTTGGCCAGGCTCGGGGGGATCGGCACCCCGCGCCGGACGCTGAAGGCCAGCCCGTGGGCCTGGCCCGGCCCGTGGTACGGGTCCTGGCCGATGATGACCACCTTGACGTCCTCGGGCGCCGTGAGGCGCGTCCAGGCGAACACGTCCTCGCGCGCGGGCAGCACCTCCTCGGTCAGGCAGCGGCCGCGGTACTCGGCCAGCAGCAGGCGCGCGTACGGCTTGGCGAGCTCGGGCTCCAGCAGCGCGCGCCACGAGGGGGCCACGTCGAACTCGGCGGCGAAGGCGTCCCACGTGGGCGCCCCGGGGTCGGGGGCCGGGGCGGAGGCGTCGGCCCCCGTGGCTGTTGTCGCCGCCGACGCCGCGGGCGTGCCCTTCGCGGGCCGGGCGGCGGCGGAGGGTCGGGCCGGCTTCGAGGCCCCGGCCCCTGCCCCTGCCCCTGCCCCTGCCCCTGCCCCTGCCCCGGCGGGGGCTGCTGCTGCAGCGGCGGTGGTGGCGTTAGAGGCAGAAGCGGCGGCGGCAGGCACGACGAGGCGCACCCCGGGCGGCAGGCCGCAGGGTCTCTTACTCGGCGGGGGGCCCTCCATTATAGCGCAGCGGCGGCAGGGAGTCCTTGTGCACGGCCACCTCTCCGAGCTCCTTGAGGGCCGCCTCATTTAAGGGCTCTCCGACGGCCAGGGCCTGGATGGCGACAAAGGGGTTGACCAGGTAGGCGGTGCCAGACGCCCACAGGATGACCTCCGGCGGCGAGCAGTAGGGCTTCACGACCACGCTCGTGACGGCGTTCATGTCCGGCGGCAGCGAGTACGCGATGTAGGGATGGCAGCGCGATCCCACGGGCGGCTCGAGGTCCAGCAGCGGGTGATCCTCATCGTCCCACTCCAGCTCCTCGCGCCGAGGATGGCGAGTGGGGGGCGCGGGCGTGACCGGGGCCTCGAAGATGGCATCGAGCCCACGGGGGTTTCCCGCGACGCCGGGGCCAGGAATCCCCAGCGCCGCCGAAAAAAACACCAGCACCGCCACGAGCGGCGACATCGCGGCTGGTGTATCCTTTTTCGGCGCGGGGTCCCGGCTTTTATCTCCGGAAAGAGGAAATTGAGAAATAAACTAGACATCCGCATAATCCCCTTTGATTTACGGAGGGGAAATACGTGCCACGTGGCGGGGGGCGGGGCAACTGGAGCGTGGCGAAGCGGAACGGGGTGCGATGGGGCGCATCGAGGCGCGGACGCGTCTGGGGGGAGTCTGGGGGGAGTCTGGGGGGAGTCTGGGGGGAGTCTGGGGGGAGTCTGGGGGGAGTCTGGGGGGAGTCTGGGGGGAGTCTGGGGGGAGTCTGGGGGGAGTCTGGGGGGAGTCGGGTTG